GATAGTCACCTTGTAGTCGGTAGCTGCGAAAACTGCCATTAGGTCAAACTCCTAGTTTGCGTAAACTACGACAGTAAATGTCGCACTCAAATAGTCTATTTCACCGACAGATAAAGACCCATAATTCTGCATCGATTGCACATTTACTTCATAGGCTTCGCCGCCAAGAGTGCGATCAGACTGCACTGCAATAGAAATTGATTTTGCGCCCGTTGATGAAGCAAACTCATCCATAAGGTTTTGCGCTGAACGTTCAACTACGCGACCAACAACAACCAGGATGTTGAAATAATATTCGACGGACCCAGCGTGAAATGCTTTGTTGTGATCTACATGGTCAAGTTCGACGATTGCGACTGGCCCTGTGATTTGGTCGGGAATAGTTGGCTGTGCGCGCAGAAACGGAATCGTGTTCAGGTTGTTTGCGAGTCCCTGGCGAAGTTTCGTGATGGATGCCATTAGCCAAGTATCGCTTTCAGGTCGGATTCGGTCAAACCAAGTGCTTCAAGTTTTGCGATGGCCGCAGCTCGAGCGATGTCTTGCTCGGTTGGTTCCGGGTCAGGTATCTCTTCAATACTGATGATGTTGTTGTTTGGTAGCGACTCGTCATAGCCGCCGATGCCGTAAGAAACAATCTGCATTTTAAGTTCCCAAATAAACGATAGGTGCGCCAGCGTTTGTAAAGTTTACAAAACCAAAAGACGCAGGTAGAGTTCCAGCAGTAGTTGTTCCGCGTGCAGTGGTATTGATATTTGACGAGTTTGTAGTCAAAGTTCCACCAATAGATTGCGCTTGTTGCCATCCGAATCCGCTTGTGGATGTCGCCATAAACGAATAAGAACCAGCTGATTGAGCGTAAGCGAGCCAATACCAGCCAGGCGTAAGAGTTTGCGAAATGGCAGCTTTGAAAACGGTGTTGATTGAGTTAAACACTAGGTTGCCCGAGTCAACAACAAGTGTGCTTGGTGTGCCGTTGCTGTCATTGTAAACGCCAGCGCGTGCAGTGCCGAGGGTTCCGGTCGAAGTTGTCATAATCGCAATTGCGGTAAACGCGGTTGACGTTGGCACAAAAAATGGCACTGCATAAACAGTGTTGTTTGTCGAGAATGAGTTGGATGAACGTGGCATCGGGGTCGTATACCAAGAACTTGAAACCATTGCTGGCGATGGCCAAGCCTGGTTAGCAGTTCCGCCAAGCGCAACCGACGATCCGTTGAACGTGAACGAGCTATTGACTAGCATTCCGTTTGAAACGCTTGCTGAGTCTGCTCGAGTAACGGCGGTTCCTGTGACCTGCGTTGCAGCAATCGTGATTGGGTCAGAGCCGCCTGAAGCGTGAGTTGAAGCGTGCGCAGTTGGGGCCGCAGTAATCGTTGTCGAGCCACCAAGCGAAACCGCTGAACCATTAATAGTCACACTCGAGTTCAACAGTTTGGCGTTAGCAATCGAACCGGCAAGCATCGTGTTGGTAACAACGGCGGTTCCAGCTAAAGTGACCGCAGTTCCTGTTACCTGAGTCGCATTGATCGTAATCGCATCTGAACCAGCCGATCCATGTGAAGCAGCGTGAGTTAGCGGCGTGCGTGCATCGCTCAAACGCGAATCAGATGTGACAACCGCAGTTCCACTAACCTGAGTGGCGGCAATCGTCGGAATATCTGAAGCTGACAAAGTTGCGCCAGCAGTTGTGCGGCCCTTAGCATCCACTGTCACCTTGGTATAGGTTCCAGCAGTCACAACAGTCGCAAGAGTCGGGCTAGGGTAAGTGCCAGTCAAATCGCCTGAAGCAGCCCCAGTCGGCGTTCTAGCGTCGCTCAGACGTGAATCTGCGGTCAAGACGGCAGTTCCCGTCACCTGAGTCGCATTGATAGTAATCGCGTCAGTGCCAGCCGAGCCATGAGTCAAAGCATGTGCGGTTGGTGTTCGAGAGTTCGATAGACGACTATCCGAAGTGATAACAGCCGTTCCAGCGACCTGCGACGGCTGAATCGATAGGGCAGTTTGATCGATGCCGATAGTGCCAGCCGAAGTGATTGTGCCACCCGTTAGCGGTGCCGAAGCAATCAGCGAAGTGACACCAGCACCAGCCGAACCAATAGTAATCCATTGAGTGTTGTAATCAGTGCCGTTAATTTTGGCAAGAACCTGCCCGGCCGTTCCACCAGCAGCTACACCAGCACCAGTCGCTCCTGTTGCGCCAGTGGCACCCGTTGCGCCAGTCGCACCCGTAGCACCCTGGGGAATGCTGAAGTTGAAAATGGCGGCAGACGATGAACCAACGTTAGTGACGGTTGCTGATGAACCAGCAGTTCCGGTCGTGACCGAACCGACCGAAATGGTGGCTGCCGAACCTGCCGGGCCAGCCGAACCCTGTGGCCCTGCAGAACCTTGCGCACCAGTAGCACCCGTTGCGCCTGTTGCACCTGCCGAACCAGCAGGAATCGTAAAGTTGAAAACCGCAGCTTGCGAAGTGCCAGTGTTAATGACCGTCGCGTTTGAACCTGGCGTGCCAGTAGTTACCGAGCCAATAGAAATTGTTGCAGCAGACCCGGCAGCACCAGTTGCGCCTGTCGCGCCAGTTGCACCCGTAGCACCCACAGCACCAGTTGCGCCTTGCGGAATGCTGAAATTGAATACTGCCGCCGACGATGTGCCAGTGTTTGTGACTGTTGCAGAGCCGCCAGCAGTTCCAGTAGTGACCGAACCAACAGTGATTGTTGCCGCTGATCCAGCAGGGCCAGCCGAACCCTGCGCACCTTGAGAGCCAGTCGCACCAGTTGCACCCTGTGGAATGGTGAAGTTTAGGATAGCCACCGAAGTTGAACCAACATTTGTGACCGTTGCATTCGTGCCAGGCGAACCAGTAACAACAGTGCCAACCGTAATCGTTGCAGCTGAACCATTAGCACCAGCCGAACCAGCAGGGCCTTGTGGCCCAGTTTCGCCGCGAGCAACATAAGCCGTAACCGTCTGAATGCCAGGGTCAGCAATAACAACCTGATCTACTGGTTGCGCAATAATTTGGATAGGCATTACTTCACCACTTCGAGCGAAACGATAACCTGTCCCTCAACTAGACGAATCACTGTCGGCGATTTAGTCAACTCCATCGCCCAAACATATTGCGTATTGGTTAGTGCAGCGGTCTGCGATGCTGAGAAAGTCAACGAGATAGTGCCGGTTGCGGTATCGATGCTTGGGTTCACATCGATAGTTGCGGTTGCGGCCGTATAGTCGGTGCGCACCTGAGCGCGCGCAGTGTAGCCCGTCAAGTCAAACACCGAACCGTCAGTGTTCGTGTAAACGTATTGGCGTGTGAAAGTTGCGCCAGCGTCAACGTTCAAAGTGTCATTAGCTGCCATTATGCGAAGTTCCTTGTCAGCTTGTAAGCGTCAATCAGCATGGCCACATCCGGGTCAATCTTGGCCCCAACTCGAACAACACCCAAATCACCCATGCCAAGCACGCCCAGCGGCGATTCAAGACGCTTATAGATGCGAGATGCCTGAATGACCGCAGCTTGAGCGATAGAGTCTGGGACAGCCGTCCAACCCCAATGAGCAGTCACCTTAACTAGCGCGTTGCCGCCGATAGTTGGGAAAAGGTAACGCCATAAGGCGCGAATAGCAGTGTAAGGCTGCGCAATACCGTCAGCGTAGCCGTTCAAAGGCTCAAGCTGATAGTCGCCTGGCGCACCATTCACATAGTTTGCCCAAATCGTGTCATAGTTGCCGTTGCTTGTGACCGCAGTAGCCAACTGAGTGATGCTGATAGCGTCGTCAATCGGGCAAAGATAAGGGTCAGTTGCAGCGTAATAGCGCGCCGACGTTCCCTGATCCGTAAACTTGCGGCCACAATATTGGTCGATTAGGCGCGATGCCGCAGTGATTGCAGTTTCAAGCAGAGAATCGTCAACGCTGTCATAAACGCGCAAAGCGGCTTTCACATCTGCAAGAGTGCAATAACCATCCGTGATTGCCATTAGTGCCTCTCGAAAGTCTTATCTGTATAAGTTTACTTTCTCGCGCCTAAGCGGTTTTTGATAAGCGTCGAGCTGATGCTTGAAGTGTAAGGAATGTAAGCCAAACCAATTCCGCGATCGTCGAGCCAATCCTGGTTGAAACCCATTTGGCCGTAATAGTCTTTCCGCGCCCAATCAGACCCGATAACGATAATATCGGGATTCGCTAACAGAATCGCTGGTTTGCTATCTGCGCCACCAACATTTGGAATCACATTCGTCACATACCGGCAAGCCAACAAGACGTCTGCACGTTCGTCGAACGTCATGACCGGGGCAAGGCCCTTGTATTCCTGGATAAACTCGTCAGTGTTCAAAGCAACGGTGACTTCACCAAACTCGGCACAACGCCCAAGAAACGACGTGTGACCATAATGCAGCAGGTCGAATGTGCCGCCAGTGTAAACCTTTAGTCCCATCGGTTTGCTCTCCGAATCTTCAGCGACCATTCACCAGCTGAGAAATCATTGCCAGCAATCTTGCGGTCGAACAGTTTTGCATTGTTGTTAAAACTCACATTGTTTTGAGCATGAAAACCGCTGTTCAATGTTGAGCTGTTGTCGTGATAAACCATTGCGTCAATGAAGTTGATTGGCACATCGGCTCGATTGATGCGACGCTCGAGATCGTTGTCGTCGAAGTAAAGCGGATAAAAGCGTTCATCATACAAGCCCACTTTGTCGATGACACCCTCACCGAAAACGGCGCAAGACCATTTGGGTCGAACGTCAACAAAGTTCATGCCAGTCGGGTCAACTTTGTCAGCTATCCTGGCGAGCGCACCATGAGCAAACCAAGCATCGTCATTCACCAACACCCAATACGGCGCGTAAGGCGTGGCCTTGATAATCAGATTCCAAGCCCCAACCAAACCCAAACCAAACGGCATCGGCAAAACCCAAACATTCTTGACGTTTTCGTTTGCTGGCGGCTCATAACTGCCTGTTCCCGAGTTGTCCACAATCACCAAATGCTCAACAGAATAGTCAATCGACTCAACGAGTCGGTCAGCCATGTCAAAACGTTTCAGCGTGCAAAACCCGAGAACCGGAATCATTTGAGATGCTTTCTCAAGAATGGTCGCCACAAAGTTCTATATACATGGTCGGCGTCATACTGTTGCGCCCACTCAACGGTTTTAGGAAACTTTTGACGGCCGCGAGTAAACGCTCGATCCATAGACTCGATGATGCCTGGAATGCTCGGGATGTTGAACCAACACTTTTGCGCCGGGTCCCACAACGGCTGACCATCCACCAAATACGAATCAGGGCCAGCAAGCTCACGCGACGCCGCAAAGTTCGATGCAATAACTGGCGTGCCACAAAGTTGCGCTTCAACAGTTGGGCAACCAAAACCCTCACCATAAGACGTCGCAATCAAAACGTCAGCTGCCGAATACAAGGCCGCTAGTTCATCCTGATCAAGTCCATTGCGATAGTGATACGGGTCGCTGAAAACGATTTGTTCAGGCGAAATGGCACAAGCTGCGGCTAGTTCGGTCAGATTCCAGCCACCAGCCGAACCCAAAGCGTCAGAATGCACATACAACAACGCTTCAGAATGATGCTTCGCAAACATACCAAACGCCATAAACGCTTCAGCAAACGCCTTACGATGCACCAAACCAGCCGCCTTGTTAGCGGCATTCATTAGAAAAATAAAACGGTCTTCACCCAGATTGAAATACTTGCGCACCGAAACACCATCGATTTCAGTCATAGGTCTGAAAGTCTTTTCAAAAGCGTGCGGAATGTAAGTCGATTCGATGCCCTGCATAGCCAAAACATTCTGCCCAAACTTGCTCATAGCAATCGGGCTAACAAAGTCTTGTGCAAGCCATTGAGCGACCGCTGGTGGACATGGTGAATGGTCGATTGGCACCCAAGACGCAACTTTGTGATCAGCCCAACGTGGCCCGTTCAAAACCCAAACATCGTAAAGCGTGATTAGCAGGTTTGGCAGGTCTTTGTTTTCGTTTGAAAACTTGGCGTGATGTGCCGGGACAACATCGTTCGAATAGGTGTCGAAACCGCGAGCGTAATGTTCAATCTCGCCCGAACCAAGATTCAGCGTGCTGTTGTGGCCCTCAAGTCCGTAGTTTGAATAGGCTGCGACTTTGAGATTGTCGGCACGCATACGCTTCAAAACTTGAGTGGTTTGCTGGCCGTAACCAGTAGCCGCATAAGGGCTGTTCGAATACCAGCCGATTGCGCCTTGAATGATGTCTTTACTTACAGAAACTTTGCTTTTAGCCATGCGTCAAGCCTAGCCCGAAACTCAGGGAAATGAGAAACCCCGAACCGAAGTCCGGGGTTTCTCAATCCTGAAAGGATTAGCTTGCAGCACCCTTGAAGTACTGGATGTGCGAAGCCTGTGGCAGGTTGCCGTCAAGACGGATGCTTGCGCGGAAAACGACCTGGTCGTTTGCGAAAGCGTAGTCATCCGAACGGTCAAGCTTGATGCCGCCAACGGTACGAACAAAGTAGCTGCCCAAGTCACCGAAAATTACCGACTTGGCACCAGTAGCTGGCGAAGCCATGTCAGGGTTCTCGTAGATTGGGTAACCAAGAAGCAGGTCGAGCTTGTCGGCGCTTAGGGCTGGGTCGAAGATGAAGCGACCGTAGTTGTCCTTGAGCGAGCGAACAGCACCGATGCTGGTCTTGTTCATCTGGAAACCTGCACCTGGCTGACGACGAGCAACAGTGTCCAGCGAGTAGACAAGGTTGATCAGGTCGGTTGCGGTGAAAGCACCAGCGACACCAGTTCCGCCGAGAACAGCCGACGAAGCAGCGGTGACGATACCGAGTGGCTGAGTGGTGCCGGTTCCAGTGGTCAGTGCGGCGTTAACCGACTTGCCCAGGCCGATACCAGTCTGGTCAGCGATGAAGCCGAGCAGGTCAACACCAGTGTCTTCAACAAGCTCGCGTGCGACGGAAACAATGTAGCCATACTTCCATGCGGCGAGGTTGACGAAGCTGTTGAAGGTTGGGTCGGACTCGGAGAAAACCGAACCAGCGGCGGTCAGGGTTCCAGTCGAGTAGCCCGAAACCGATGGCACCTGAATGATCTCACCCGAGGTGGTGTTGAGAATCTTCGAAGTGGTCAGCATTGGGCCAACGGTGGAAGCCTTCATAACAACCTGGTCGTAGAACGAGGTTGGGATTGGGGCACCAGTGGTCGATGGGGTAAGGCCGGCACGCTTTTCTGCACCGAACTCAAACGAACGAATCTCACCCTTGGCAAGACGACGCAGGGTTGCGTTGTCGTCGCTGTTGGCTGGCGATGCGACCTTGAAGCCCTCGGCAGCCTGAGCTGCACGAGCCTCACGCTCGGCAATAGCCTGGTATTCGTCGATGAATGCCTTGCGCTGGTCAATTTCAGCGGTCAGCTTCTCAAATCGCTCAGTTTCCTGAGCGTTCATCTCGCGCTTTTCGGCTTCAGCACCGTCAACAATAGCCTTGGCTTCGTGCCACAGCTTCTGACGTGCCTCAACCTGCGAGTTTAGAATGTCGGACATTCTCTCTCTCTTTCAAGATAGGGGTTTAGGTTGTGCGTCACCGAGCCAACTCAGAATGACTTAGGCCGCGTAAACGCTGAACCTATACATAAAAGTTTAGGTGCATGAAACATACACAATGGAAAAACCCGGCACCTGGAGGGAGAGTGCCGGGTTTCGCGTTCAATCTGGGGGAATCAAACGCTTGATGGAAAGGAGATTCCACATGTATTGCGTTATTAAGTTATCGTGTTTCTAGCGGGCCGTCAACCGACACGCCAGCAATCGCGTCAGCAATTCGTTCAGCCCATTCAGCAATCTCGCCCGATTGCGGCCAGCCAGTAGTCAAATAAATGATTGCAAGAATCTGGTCGCGATCCATTAGTTGCGACCCAACAATGCAAGCTTGGCTTTAGCATTGACGGTTGCAATGCTGGTCGAAGCAGTCGGCACAACATCGCCAGGCTCTTCCAATTTCGCAATAACTTCACGCAAAACCTTGGCCTGATCAGCGTCAAGTTTCTCAGCCGACTCAAGTTTGCTCAAACCTTGCTCAAGCACGTTAGCGTCAATCGAACGCATCTGAACAGTAGTCGCTTCATAAGCAGGGAAAGATACAATCGAAACTTCATGCAAGTTCACTTGGTTGAGTGAACGCTGCGATCCGTCAGCATTCCATGAGTCGCCACCCTGCGGCACTCGGAAACCGAAAGACATTTTGCCAATGTCGCCGCGACGAATCAGGGTAGCGGTGTCACGCCCGAGCTGAGTGTCAGGGAAAGTCGCCGTTGCCATAAGGCCGCGCTCGTCTTCACGCAGCTGCAAAGTGCCAGCACGAGTCGAACCAAGCACCTGGCCGGTATCGTGGTTGAACAACAATTTGATGTCATTGCGAGCCTGAAGTGAACGCTTGAATGCGCCAGGCTGAATCTGTTCGATGAAACCGCTAGGGCCAATCGGTTCGCTAGGCGAGTTGAACATCGCTGCATAACCGCTAAACGACATGCCATTCGAGCCGCCATCTTCACGCAGTTCAAAGTCAACTTCGTGAACGCGAGTTTCAATCTGTTTGGCCGCGCCACGCTCACCCAAATCAAACTCTTGAACACCTTGCAAACGGCGAGTAATCAAAGCCGCAGCCTTACCCCATTTGCTGTTGTATTGCACACCCTGGTTCTCAGCCGAGTAAGGGTCGCCAATAACCTGCGACTGGTCGGTTGGATTCTGCGGCATGGGCTGGTCTTCAGTGTCGTCGCTTGGTGCGCCCGGCTCGGCGACTTCTTCAACGTCAATCTGATAAGCATTAGCAAACTGATCGCCAACAGTTGCACGCAGCTGCCACTGCCATTTCGCGTGCATGTCTTGACGTTCGGCTAGAAAGTTGACGATGCCCTGCTCGTTGAGTGCGGTTGCCAAAGCAATCGACTTGACGATGCATTCGGTCACATCTTCGTTCGCCTGGTAAAGCTTGCGCGACATTTCAATCGGATCGCTGCCAACAGTCGGTTCGAGTTCTGGTTGCGATTCCATAAATTGCGACAACATGAATGGTGCGTCAAAGTTTAGTTTGCGAATGCTCTCAGCGATTGGGTCGATTGACGAATCTGCGTCTTCATAGATTTCTTGAAAAAACTCGTGAAACTGGCTGAACATTGGGCCGCGAACGTTCCAGTGAAAGCCATGTGCAAGAAACTTGAAGTTGACTACATCGCCAAGCAAGTCTTTCAGCTGATCGGCTAAATCAATTTTTGTGGGTTCGACAAGCTCGTTGTCGGCCATAACATCCTGGCGTTTTTCTTTGGCGGCCACGCTAGTCCCTTTCGGATTATCAGAATTAAGTCTAGCCATTGAGCCAAGACTGGTCGGAATCTTGGCAGGGTCAGTGGCTTTGATGCCTAACGCTGCATAGTTTGCTCTAGCTTCCGGGTCGTTATCGATGGCTTCGATAATGTCGTAAGCCTGAATCAGTTTTTCGGCTTCGGCTTTCTTAAACTCATGCGTCTTAGATGGGTCAAGATTGTTCATGAACAGATCGTCATAATCGACGCCGAGATGGTTTAGTTCGGCAACGGTTGCGGCGCGTTCAGATTCCATGCGGCCAGTGACCAAGAAAATGGCTTTCTGCTGCAAGTGGACATATTCCCAAACGCGGTCAATGAGTTTGCCATTGTGAATAAGCGTGTCGTCGATGTCGCAGATGATGGCTGGCGAGTTCATAGTTGACCGCATACCGGCACCAAAATACTCGCCTAGCGGTTTCATACCCTCGGCCATCGAAACAGCCACCATATTGTCAATCGCGGCCTGCTTGTTCGAACCATGACACGCAACAGTTTGTGCAACGCCGTTGACCAGCTTGATTGTGGCCCAACCAGTG